CTGCAATCTGCTGGGTCCCTCCGTAAAACAGAGGGGGGGTTGCTACCCCTGGGTTCGAAAGTTTTTGGGACTAGGTCCTGATTACAGGAATCAGTTTATAACTATTAAAACACATGAAAAATAACATATATTATAATAAATTATATCGACCTAATAGCATTTGTATGGATACGGTGATCATACCACGAATGTTACGATCCGTTCCTATAAGGATCCGAGTACTTCCACAACAAATTTTACTTCATTGCTTCGGTTCTGGTGCCGAGGTGGTTAACCGCGACAATTCTTCAAATGTTGGCTCAAAAGCCAAACGCAAGAGTTCTAAAGGTCCTATAGGATTGATTGGCAAAGCCAACCTAACCCTATTTATCCAAATCTTTGGAAAACTGGTAGGTCATATTTTTGACGCTACCGTAATCAGGGACTTATTAGAGAAAACAGTTCAAGCACACGATAAATTATTAATAGATCGCGGTACCAAACACGGTACAAAACACTGGAAAGAATTAACCAGGTATTGTATCGGTCTTCTCGAAGGTCGTAAGCCCAAGCCTTTAGCTTGGACAAAGATTGGCACTAAAGATCGTTGGCCACATAGATTTAACTTTATGAGGCCCATCTTTCATAATATCATAGATAATACAAAAGATACGACTAAGAAGGATGATATCGCAAAATTGCGACAATTCCTTCAAACTTTACTCTCAGTAAATAAAGTTTGTGAAGGTTTTAAAGAACTTGATGTCGAACATTTATTAACAACGTTCACATTAAAGAATCAGACTATCGAGGATTTCGAAAAATTCGTTATCCAAAAGATAGACTCTTTTCGAGACTCTAAACGATTTGATAGCACATTGGTTATGGATCCTTTCTTTGGTCCATCCAATGGTCCTAATGGCAAACCAAAACTGCAAACTGCAGATATGGAAGCCTATGGACTCGTCAATTCCCCTCTTTTCGAACATATTAATAATATGTGCGAATTAACAGAGAATAACAGTTTCGTTGAATATGTACAATTCAGAAGTGAAAAGTACAATTTGAAACAGGACGAGGATAAGCTTGATCCTAAAGACATTGTCTTAAGGAAGCTTACTTCAATTCCCGATAAAGGGAACAAGAGTCGTGTTATCGCTTTGAGCGATATATGGACTCAAGCCGCTTTGAAACCTGTTGAAGAACAGGTTATACGTGCCACAGAATATCTTTACAAAGATAACTGTGCATTTTTCGGACATTCGAAAGGTTGAGATAAAATCTCATCCTTACCAGATAGTATTCAGTCGCAATTGGTATCATTAGATGCCGAAAAGTGAACTGATTACCTACCCACTTCTCTACAAATGATTGTTATGAGAAGACTCTTTAGACAACCTATTGCTTTAGCCTGAAAAGGCCTAGCTGTGGATTGTCCATGGAGGCTTGGGTCCAGCCATAGGGAAATTACCTATGGTAGGGGTCAGGGTATGGGTACTAAAGGCAGCTTTGCTATTGCTCAGCTGACTAATCTGATTTTTGTAGAGTTCCTCCTTGAGAAACACTACGGAAATGAC